TCCTCGCAGATATAGGCGTTACATTCGTAGCTGTTGGAAGCACACCAGGTATAGAGCCTTTCAAACGAAGCTTTATCTATTTCTGAGTTTTCAAGCTTCTGCTGTGCAACTTCTCCCTGTATTGCATACATTGCTGCAGAAGCAGGATTGCTTGACAGTGCATTGCTCCAGCTTGAGTTCTGAGTGTTATACGTTGGCAGTTTTGACTGTGCAACAAAGTTTAATTGTTCCACAATGCCATTAAGTTTTTCTGATGATTTGATTTTAAGGCCTATAAGAGTAAGTTGTCGGCATCTCTCTGTTCTTACCGGCTGAACAGATTTTGCAGCTCTAATTGAACCGACATAAACGGAATCAATAATCTTTGTATCTGTACTGTCTTCTGATACCCTTGTTATCCTTACAGTGTAAGCTGATGCGGTCAGGTTGCTTTTAGTAATTGCATATCTTTTTGTCTTAAGCACGTGCCCCGTAATTTCATTGCTTCCGCTGGAGAAATATCCAAGCAAAGCATAAGCAGAATCCGACTGGTCAGACCTCTTGTATTCTGCCTTTACTGTTACGCTTGTATCTACGACTTCACCATCATCATTGTATTTTCCTAAGCCGTTGTAGAAAAAAATATCAACAGTCAGCTGTGTAGTTTTATCTGGTGTTGTTCTGATTACGGCACCGTCCTGTCCGTCTTCTGTCTGATGCTTGAGTAATGTATTAAGCTGTATTTCATGAACGCATTTGTCATAAAGAGGCGGTGTATTTTGTCCGTCTGCAATCTGCATTTGAATAAGCGGATCCGGATTTGCAGTGCTTAGAATGCGTGAAATGCTGCCAGTAGCTGAATAATCCGTGATTTTTGTTTCGCCTATTTTGATTGTAGTATTGTCAATCTGTATGGCTTTCTGACCTACGCAAAAAAGCTGATAAAGCCAGACAACTCCGTTAGAATCTACCCAGGTATATGGATTTGCACACAAATCTGCATAGATGCGTCTTTTACCGAAAAGCACGGGAACCGTACCGTAAGGCCTCAGCTGATTACGGCTGCCACGAACTGCAGGATCCTGTTCCGGCTGCTCTCTGTCCGTGTTTGGAATATTCATGTTATAGAGCGCAACACCGCCGGAAAACATTCCGATACCGGCACCTATAAGGGCAGCGCCTATTCCGGCTCCAATTCCTGTCCAGCCTGTGCAGGCAGCAACTATAACACCTATTATTGCAAGTCCTGTACCGGCAATCTTCATTCCAACTCCGGCATCCTTATTGTCACCTTCAGGCACAAGCTTTATGTAAACTCTCTGACCATTCTGAGGTATACGCGTAAAATCCGTAATGATTTCGTCATCAATCATTACGCGCCAGCCGGTGTTTACGGCATGAAGTGCATCAATTTTATTTATAATTTCCTGTACAGTAATTCCCTGCTCAAAGAAAAAATCCTTACGTTCCTGAGAAAACGGATTGAGACATGCACTGACTTGTATCGACACGGTACCACCCCTCGACACATCCGGCAAGCTGCGGACTTGAAAATCTTTCGCACACTGCGCCCAAGTTGTGTCTTGAATGGATTATATAACCGTCGCCAGCATACAAGCCTACATGACAAAGCCTTCCGTTCATTCTCATAAGTACAACAGCTTTTTCTTCAGGAGTATTTATTTTGTCTCCGCAAAGGATTGGTATGTTTTTCAGGAAAAGCTTTTTGGTTTCTTCAATTCGGAGAGCATCGGTATAGCCTCCGATAAGGATAGGAAGTTCAATACTGTATTCATTACAGAGTATAAGACGCACAAGCCCGTAGCAGTCGCAGCCTGTTTCATCACGTCCTCCGGAAACAAAAGGAATGCCGATGTATTTCTTTACCCAGTCGTACATAAAAACCCCGCATCAAAAAAACATTCCTGGAAAGTCATTAGGATTGTATGTTAAAGTCGTAAACTTTTTGTCATGCATGTAAGAATCGTAAAGTTCACCGGTAATTGAGTTTACGTCTGCGTTGATGTTGCGCAGTATAAAGTTCAAAGGACCTTCAATACAGTTGTTTGGCTCGCTTGCCATTATCACACTAGCCGTACAGGTAATTTCTTTCTTTTCGTTTCTGCTTTGGATTACTGCTGACTTGATTGCTCTGTAGATTGAAATGTCCGTGTTGTCTATCTGGAGACGGCAAGATTTGTTTCCGTCGCTGGACTGGTCGGGCAAAAGGACGGTAAACGCACAGGGCGTATAGGTGTTTCCGTTAGAAGTGATTTCTTCCGTATTGTCTGTTACGCGCAGAACAGCAGTTCCATCATACTTAATTTCAAGCAGATTCAGAATGACTTCCGAAGTTTCCGGGGCGGTCATTGCCTGCTTTGCATTTGTAGAAAGCTGTGTATTAGGCATTCATCTTCTCCAATTGCATTGTTATTATCCAAAGTCCGTCACTGGACTCTTCCGTATATTCTTCAAGAAAGCGAAACTCCGCTAGCTGTAAAGTTTGCGGATCTTTCATTACAAAGCGAAACACACCGCTTCCAAGAATGTTATCATACCAGTCTTCCAGATATTCGCGCTGCGCTTCTGTAAGAACTACGCTTCCCGTAAACTCTTTTGATGAAACTGTATAGCGTCTTCTGGCTTTCTGCGGTCCTGCATCCATTTGTGTTCTTACAACGTTTGATTTTTTCTTTCCGCTCAAACCTTCAAGCCTTATTACCTGCGGTAATGTTTGAGGCCATGTTATGTTTGTCATGCTATACCCCCTGTACTTTCAGCCCATATCGGCTCTTTAATGCACGATCTGCTTTTCCGCCTGCTATGTGCTGATTTATCATAGAACCTACAAGAATCTCAATCTTGCGTTGCCCGTTTTCATCTTCTGTATCGTGAACTTCTACAGGCTCATCTGAATAAACTGTAACCGGAACATTTACCTGAACATCACCACCGCCAATGCCAGATGCAGAAACGCCAAGTGAACCGTCGGCACCGCGGGTAAGCGGCATTATAGCTTCTGGACCTGCTTCTCCCATAAGTCCCGTTCCAAAACCAGAACCTTTTGCAAATCGGAAATACGTAGGTTTTGCTACAACTTGATTCGTGAATGTTCCGCCTTTTGCAAAGGCACTGTAGGCTTCATCTCCGTAAACTGCACCGAGAGCATTTGCCTTAGAGCTTTGAGTTTTGCCGTTTACATATCCGGCTATTACAGCATCACCCAGGCCTGCCGCCATGAGTCCAAGACCAAGAGGCCATTGTCCCTGGGCTATGAGCTGCAAGCCTGCCTGCATGAAAAGAAGCGGCAGCTGATTCAAGATTTCAGAGGCCATGGAAACAAGAGCCTGCTGCATGGAATCTCCTGCATCCTTTCCTTCTGCAAGGGCCTGTCCCAATTCCTTAAAGCCTGTTACAGCTCCGTCTATTGCAATGTTTGCAAGACTTACTCCAAGATCTGTAACTATCTTGTTTGATTCTTCTACGTTTTCTTTAAAGAGTTGAAGTTTCTCTACTGCGCTGCCTATCTTTTTTTCAAGGAACTCATCCCATGATTTAATGCTATCCTCATCTTCTTTACGGGCTTCCTTTTGTTCCTGAATGAGTCCAAGCAGTTCTTTTGCTCTTTCAATCTGCTGCTCATCAGCCTTTACCTTTTCAAGCTTTGCAATTACAGCATCCTGTTCTGCTTTGACAATTTCTTCGTCTGTCATCAGCAGTTTTTCATATTCATCTTCAAGAGCCTTTACTATGTCAGAAGCTTCAAAAGCTTTTTTTTGGTCATTCAGTTCCCTGTAGTAATCTATAAGCTTCTGCACCGATGCGTCTGCCGTAGAATAAACCTCGTTTATCTTGTCTGCCGGAATATTGAGAAGCTGGGTGATTACTCCTTCAACCTCGCTCATCTGGTCTTCAATTGCAGCTGTAAAATCAAAATCATTTCCTAAAAGATTTGCCAGTTCTTTATTATCTTCAAGAGACTGTTTAAGACCGCTTATGTAAAGCTCTCCTGCCTGTTTTCCTGTCGTAAAGCTTTCGGCACTTATTCCGGTTGCATCTTCCCAGAACTCTTTCCAGCTCTTCTTTCCGTCGTCATTAAGCGTCTTTATTTTCTCGCGGATTTTCTTTTCGACATAATCAAGCTGAGTCAAAGCTTCTGAGGTGTCTATGATGTTTCCGTCCTTATCCTTTACGGGCTTTAAAAGTTCCTCTCTTTTCTTTTTGATATCTTCAAGTTCTTTTTCGTAGTTTTTAAGCTGGATTGCCGGATCATCTTTTCCAAGTTTTTCATAGTTTTTGGAGATTTCGAGCATGAGGTCATTGATTGATGATACGGCTGCTTCAAGTTCATTTTTTTGAGTTATTAAATCATTTTCTTCATCCTTTGCATTTTTTATATTTGTTATTTCATTTATCCAATATTCTTCAAGCTGTCTGAAGTATTTTTCATCACGCGAATTATTCTCATCATACGCTTTATACAGCCCAGCTCTTGCTCTGGCAATTTCTATTCCTACAGCTTCCAATTTA